ATGAAGCCTTCATCAGGTAACCAACAGGGTCACAATGACGTTGAAAGCGATGAAAAGGACGAGGGAACGGAAATAGAAGTCGATGAGGAGGCGTTACCTTCACGTGCGGCGGCGATACATGAAGAGATCCGTCAGGATGGGGAAAAAGAGCTGGAGCGCGACGGCATGGCCCTGCTCTGGTCAGCCATTGCGGCTGGATTATCGATGGGCGCCTCGCTGATGGCGAAAGGGATTTTCCAGGTTCATCTCGACGGAGTACCCGGCGCATTTTTACTGGAAAATCTCGGTTACACCTTTGGTTTTGTGATTGTCATTATGGCGCGCCAGCAGCTGTTTACCGAGAACACCGTGACGGCGGTATTACCGGTGATGCATAAACCGACCTGGGGTAATGTCGGTCTGCTGCTGCGTTTGTGGGGCTTTGTGCTGCTGGGCAACCTGATTGGCACCGCGCTGGGCGCGCTGGCGTTTAATGAGATGCCGATTTTTGATGATGCGACCCGTCAGGCGTTTACCAACATCAGCATGAAGGTGATGGAAAACACCCCTGGCGAGATGTTTGCCAATGCGGTGATCTCCGGCTGGATTATCGCCACCATGGTGTGGATGTTCCCTTCAGCCGGCGGTGCCAAACTGGTGGTGATTGTGATGATGACCTGGCTGGTAGCGCTGGGCGATCTGGCGCATATCGTGGTCGGTTCGGTGGAAGTGCTCTATCTTGTGTTTAATGGCAGTATTCCCTGGCACGAATTTTTCTGGCCATTCGCCCTGCCTACGCTGTTAGGTAACATTACCGGCGGCACCCTGATTTTTGCCCTGATCAGCCATGCGCAGATCCGCAATGACATGAGCGAAGCGGCGGTCGCCAAAGCCAAGGCCGATCAAAAAAAGCAGGAGAAGCGCCGTCAGCGTGAAGAGCAAAACGGTTAAGTTGCTGTCGGAATGAGCAAACGCACGGCGTCGTAGTGAATTTCTGCGCCTATCTGCGCTATACTGCGCGCCGTCGTCCTCTTAGTTAAATGGACTAAGTGATATAAAAAATTAACCCCCTGAATTTAAATGCATTTCTTATTAAATAAAATATTTAAAAGTACACATTAAGGTACTCTTTTCTTATGATCTAAAGTTTATGCAAGCCTGGCCGATACAATGAAAATAACTACACTGTACATCATGCTTTTTTGTAAAGACTGCTTTTCAGGGTGACAACTGAGTCGTTAATGGTAGAATTTGCATCCTACACAAAAAGAAATATTCTAAAAAAGCATTGTTTTTCATATAGTTACTTCAATACAAGGCATCCATGCAACCTCAAGCGAAACCAGCTTCTCAGTCGGTTAACATTTCTTTATGGGAGTTTATAACCTCTCATACAGTTCCTCCTCAGGCTGAGATTGACAAGTTTGAAAAAGCTATTGGCTTTGAAGCTGAGCCGATTCGTTCATATCTGAACGGTCTTCTAATGGCTTCACTTAATGATTTTGATGCAGCAATGGCACACTTTGCAAAGGCGTTAGAATCTGAAAATGAGTTCATAGCATCTAACTACCTTGCCTACCTTGGCTTTAGCGCTCATAACTATATCCATCGGACAGAACTTTTCCGCCTGGAGGAGCGCTATTGTACTTCCGAACATCGACGCGTTGCCCGCAACGTAGCTTTTACCATTGGTAACACTAAGCTCACCCGGAAGTACAATTTAAAGTTATTAGCAATGTATGATGGAGAAGAACGTCAACGCTACATGGATGAAGGGGTTCATATGGTTTCCCTGATTGAAGAGTTCAAAAAAGCCTCATCCCTTACTTCTGGTGAGATTGAAGCCTTATGTGATGAAGTTGAAGGCATCGCTAATCGGCATGGCGTAAACTGCGTAGGAGCTCATTATTTCATCAATTCAGATGATGATAATGCCTATGTTGTTAGAGCTGAAACAGAAGATCCATACATTCTTGCCAAGCTCAATAATGAACTTTCTTTTCTGCTTGCCGATGATAAGTATATCGGCAAACCCTTTACCTCTTGGTTTAAAAGTGACCGGAGCAGGAAGGAGAAATTTCAATGAGCATTAAAGGAAGAGAATTTTTAGATTTTGCTAATCGCTGCCTTGAACAGGGCGACGAAATTGCGTATCGGAATGCAGTAGGTCGAGCTTACTACGGCGCATATCATGAAGTTTCTGGTATTCTTGAGAAAGCTGTTTTTGTTCATACACATAAAGATATTCGAGATTACCTAGTACAACGTTCATGGTTAAAGGGTAATGAACCATTCGACAAAATGACCATGATTTCACTGGGTTCCAGGCTAAAACAAATGCACACCAATAGGGTGTCGGCAGACTACGACTTGACTGAAACGTTCAGTGATGTGGATGCTAAAGCCGCATTGATACAAGCACAGCAATTCATAGATGACGTGGATAATATGTTTGAAAAAGTTTACCCAAAGCCTCCTGCCGCTTAGTTTGATATCATTCAGAAGAGCCATTTAATCAGTTGATGTGTATGCGTTTTAGCAAAAAAAGCAGCCTACAAGGCTGCTTTCAATTTCTTAAAAACTAATCATAGCTATACCGTGGGCCGATGCGGCTCATAAACAGCCACTATCTCAGCTGTTACCTTCCCCAACACGATAATCCCTTCCAGCCCCTCTCCATCGATTGTCTCACCATCCGAAGTGATAATCCCTGTGCTGAACAATTTCCCCAGCTGCGGATACTCCCCGAGCTGGAATGCCACGGTGTCGCCCGGCACTGGCTTCAGTGATTTGTCGGCCAGCATGAACCCGTCAGGCGTTTCAATCAGGATCATGTTATTTCGGTGCGGCATCAGTACATCGTTCAGGTCGATGCGCCGCTCTATGTAATCCGACGCTGGTGATGGAAATCCCATAATTACCTCACGTATCCCATGTTGCGTAATGACCAGGTCTTATTCTCGCTTTCCTCGGTAACGAGCTCGAAGAAGAAGTTCTGGTAACGCCGAATCCACCGATTGCACTCTGCCAGCGTCCACACGTGATTAACGTCATCCAGACGCTTCTGGAATGCCGCCGTGGTGACAATCTGCCGCCCCCTGCCATCTGTTGTTATCGCTCCAGTGAATGCTGCGTGTATGTCACTCTCTCTCGCCATGGTAAATTCCCCTCTGATAAATACTGTATGGATAAACAGTAATATCGATCGGTAGATTTGATCAAGCCGGAGCAGTGGACCGATTTGTAAAGGGGTTGAAGCGAAAGGGTTTTTAGTTGGCGATGCCGGTGGGTAGTGACTAATCTCAAATTACCCACCCCGTAGCCTGCTCAGACAGGAGCGGCTGAGTCATTGCCCGGTCGCCGGGCTTTTTTAGGCCTGCGTTTCTTTAAACGAGCTTTTCACTCTGTTAAGATTTAGTAAGCAAACACAAGGGATTGAGATGGGAACTTACAGGCTTATTCTGGCTATTTTGGTTGTGACATCGCATGGCGGCTTTAGGATTCTTGGATATAATCAAGGGGCTGCGGCAGTCGTTTCGTTTTTCATTATTAGCGGCTACGTCACCAGCATTCTGATTGAGAAGTACTACAATAGCCCAAAGAAAATACTACTGTTTTATACCGACAGGTGTTTACGCCTCTTTCCTCAGTTTATTTTTTATTTGTTAATCACAATCGTAGTCATGCTCTGCATAGACAACACCCTGATCATATCTAACCCTTGGTTGATGATAAGCAACTTCCTCATACTGCCGCTTAACTTTTTTGCTTATTATCACAATGAATGGATTGCCATACCTCAGTCCTGGTCTTTAGGCCTGGAACTTCAGTTCTACCTCCTAGCGCCGTTAATAATTCTATTCAGGAAACAGGGTGCTGCGCACATTGCATCCCTTGTGGTATTCACCATTGCTTTCAGTTTAATAATTCAAAATGATTATAATGGATACAGGATGATATGGGGAACTCTGCTATTTTTCATGTCTGGCATTTTCATTAGAACCAGCGTCGGCAGAAAGGCATTATTGCTTACCTACGCATACTTTGCCGCTCTCCTCATCCTGTCATATGTGTTCGACTCAGGGCCGATGTTGGGTAACAGGAACCTTATCTTTGGTTATCTGATTGGCCTGCCAATCGTATATCTGTTAACCCGCATCGATTACCACAGGTATGACGCCGTCCTTGGCGACATTTCATACGGGGTGTACTTAAATCATTTTTTGATATTCTTCGCTTTATCCGGATTTGGCGTAGACTATAAAAAACCTGGAACCTTAGTTTTGTGCGTTCTGGCATCCATAATATGCGGATATGCTTCTTCAATGATTATTGAAAAGCCAGTGGTTAAAGCGCGCCATCTCCTCCGGAAGAAATTGAATCTTCTTAATTAAATGCAGAGACTGGCTGTTCTGGCCAGTCGACCTCACTTTCAGTACCAGTATTAACTCTGCTAAGTAGAACTAGATACTTTTTCCATGAAGTTAGAAGAGTGGATTCTTCTGGTGTTGCCATTTCGAGATCAGCTGCATACTGTAAAACCGAAATGTTACTTTCAGCAGATAGTCGTAACTCCTGCTTTCGGTTGTCATTAATTAATTTGTAATCAATCTGTGGCCTTGAGAATTTCTTGGCTTTATATATCCAGCCATATTCAGGGGAGGGATCAACATTAGTTATATCAACCCATATAAGATCAGGATGAAATAATTGGGTTATATCTTCCTCTGTCTCGAATATTTCAGCCACGCTTCCATTGTCAATTCTTGCATACTTAGCCATTAGAAATACTCCTCGATAACAACCACTCCAGAAACGCCAGGCCTGCTAACAACTGAAGATGCAGATGCATTCCCGCCGCCGCCACCGCCAAAAGCGCCTGCGGTGGGAAACGCTGAACCTGGTCCATTTGCTGAACGATACCCCCCACCCCAAAAAGAAGCCCCGCCATCACCTGACCCACCAGAAAATCCAGCGCCCGGACCATCACTACCGTATCCTCCATTCAAATTAATGTCCCCTCCCGACCCTACACCTCCAGCTCCACCAGTCCCGGAAATCCCAGGGGCACCTCCTGTTGCAGAAACAATGGTTGAAAATGAGGATGACCCTCCTGTCGTTGAGGTGCCCACACCTACTGTAATTGAGTAGCTAGGCAGAGTGATATCTAAAAACTTTATTGCAGTTCCTCCTGCGCCACCACCAGCACCTCGCGCAGCATTTAGCACAAACTCACCCGTTCCACCCGCACCTGTAACAGTAACCTTGGCTTTTTTGGTTCCAGCTGTAGGGGTGTAAGTACCGTTTGCTGTGAATACTTTTACGCCGATTAATCTGCCTGATGAAAAAAGTTTGCTGATGGCGCTATAAAGCTGATTTCTGGTGCCTTTGACGAGAGTAAGCCCGGCAGCTTCTATAACATTACAGACTTCCTCCTGAAGATCATCGAAGTAATCAGCGTCAAGTGCCGTTGCCAGTTCTCCGGTCTGCGGATTCCCACCTGTGAAACCATTCTTCCCCGCACCAAATTTGTCTTTCTGGGCTGTTGATGTGTCAATGCGATGCATGCTTACTCCGTGTATCTGAAAATTACGTAAGTGTGTGACGGTGCCAGCTTCTCAAGAACGCATTCGGCAATAGTGTCACCCCATGTTCTGAGGCTGTCGGTGCAGTTACTGATCGCTGTCATAGGGGTAGTCTGTGTGGAGGTGGGCATATTCACCTGCCAGTAGTATCGCCAGTCATCGCTGAATAGTGAGTCCGTGCAGGATGACGTGCAGGTAAACTGGCTCTTGTTGTAACGGGTGATCGTCACTCCCGTATAACCAAGAGCCTCAAGCTGTCCGAGATAAAACGCCTCATTGATCCCACCAGCCAGATTCAGCTTTGCATCCAGACGCTGGCGTCTTTGCTGCAGCGTCTGAACTCCTGCCGGCGCGCAACTGTCTGGTAGTTTGCTTATTGCCTCATACCGATCGATAAGCTCTGTAACCAAACGCGGATCTGTCTCCAGCATCAGCGCGTCACCGCGGCTATGAACTGATGCAAGAGAGGGCGCTAATCCTGTCAGAATCAGGTCATCCGCATCCCAGGCCGGCCCCCGTGGCAGGAGTGCAGCCAGCATCTGCCGATACTGTGCTGTCAGGTCCATGAAATAGCCCCCACTACGCCGACTTCGCCTTTAGCGATGGCAATATCAGATGACGGACTCACCAGCGTATGGCTGTATTCACCCGTTGCGATACTGATTGCCTCACTGATTCGCGACAGTTTCAGCACGCCTTCAGGCCCGCCATCCCGCAACATCATAGATCGCAGCTCAGCGGCCACCGCATAGCGAACCTCCGCTGTATCCGGATTAAGGCGTATCTGAAAATCTACAACATGCGGCGTGGGTGGAAATACGTAAATATCAGCCCCGGCAACCGGAGCCCTTGGCTCTATATATGCCTGTACTGCTGCAACTGTCGCAGCATCCGGAATTGGGTTCGTAAGGTCGCTGCTGGCGATCATAACCCCAACCGTTCCTCTGCCGCTCCAGTGCCGGTATGTCCAGGCGCGTGTTACGCCAGGCACTTCCTTAGCCCAGACCTCATAATCCCCGTCAGCGCCGCCCTGCGGCGTCCAGTACCATCGCTCGATGACACGCGCCCGCCACACTTCAATGTCTTCGATATCAGCACCACCCTGAATGCTGTCTGCCACGCCCGCAGACGTCAGGCCGTTGATTGGGCTGACAAGCCGCATGGCAAGTCCATCATCGGTGTTACTGACTTTTCCAGCTGTATCACTTGTTACCGGTACGCGCAGCACGCCCCCTGCTGACGTAGCCGCCGCGGTTGTGGTGAAGGACGTCAGGTCATCACGCTGAATCGTCACGCCAGCCTGGATAGGAATGCCGTTCGTGGCCACGTCCCAGCGCACGTATCCGGTTGCTGCCGTCGCTGCTTTTCGCGGACATCGCTTCATATTGGCGTGCCGCGTCAGCCAGTCCTCGTCTGCAAGGTCAGGCAGCAGGTTGCGGGCCAGATAATCTATATACCCGTAAACGGTGTGTACCGCTGCCGCCTGGACCCTCCCATACACCTCGGCGTCAGTTCTACGCAATACTGCCAGGGTTGAATCTGCAGCAAGGCGGGTCAGGATATCGTTGCGGACGGTGGTGATTAACTGAGGGAGTGTCGGGCGGGTAAATCCACTGTCAGCCATTAAGTTCACTCCATAAATCATCAAAGGAAAATGCCGTGCGGTTGCCGTCTTTCTGACTGATTACCACCGAGGCGCTTAGCGTATCAATGCCGGTTCGCTCGACCTTCACATCCACACGAACCGCCACGCCGTCATCCACCAGCCACTGCAAAGCCTGGCTGATATATTCGCGGGCTTTTAGTGGAGTTTTATTGGTAAGTTTCTGGCGGCTGAGGAGATAAAGGCGCGATCCAATACGATCATTCTGGACGGTCGGGAAGCTATCGCCCCACCAACCGTTATCCTGCTCCGGATTGTCGTCAGGCTCAGACTTTCTCCAGGAGAAAAACGAAATAATTACCGCTCGGGTAAGAGGGTCAGTCGGCAAGGTCACGTCACGCTGAATGCCGTTGATGACAATAATCATGACGCCTCCATTTTCTGCGTTGTCGCATCAGTAATGCCGCCGCCATCGCCGTTCTCTTCATGCGTATGCCCGTTGTAGGTCACTCGCATTGCTGACATCGCCAGGCCGCCTGAGTCGCACCTATCTTTAATTTCACCAGTGGACTCGATGTCCATTTCGAATCGTGCCTTTGCCGCATTGGTAAAAGTAATTGGCTTTCCCGCGCCATTGACGATAATCCCTGCCCGGGTCAGCGTGACTGACTGCCCCTGATCGTCATACACCGCCACCTCACCGGACTTAAGATCTTTAATTCGGAAGCGACGGTCAGAGACGACCAGCACCACACCGTGAGATCGGTCACCGTCAAAGTAGGCGGCCACGGCCTCTGCACCGGTAAGCGGCGCGGCGGTAAAACCGTAAGGCTCCATATGCTCGATATCGCTTTTTCCCTCACCTCCGGCCATCTCAATCTGAAGCATCTGGCATTTGGTTGCCGTGTTCAGCCCGCGAACGACCGCTCGCGCCAGCAGGTTTGACAGCGCACGGCCCATACCTGATATCGGGTTAGCCATCAGAAATCATCCTCTTCTTTCTTTTTCTTACGCTTGCCAGGCTTGGCCGGTTCGGGAAGGTAGGCATCCGGCGGCCCGACCCGGATTTCGGTCACGGTGCCGTTTTCATCCTGCTGATAGGTCACCTCAGCGATCACCATCTGGCGATTGTTAAAACCAAGGATGGGATCGAAGACAATAACCTGCAGGTTAGGAAGCCAGAGTGAGCCGTCACCCTGTCGCCAGCCCTGCACGGTGTAGGTAACCTCATCGGTACGTGCTGCACGCTGGCGCATCTCAAATTCTGCACGTGCGCTGCAGGTTGCCGTGGTGGCGTTGCCGGTCTGGCGGATAATCATCGGGCGGTAACGCTTTAGTCCGCCATCAATGGTTTTTGAGCGAATGGCCGTAGTGGTGGCCTCGCCAAAGTCGTCGTCGTTACCCTTACGCTGCCCGGACACCTGATAGTCGCTGAAACGGTCCCGAATGCTTTTTTCGGTGTCGCAGGAAAGAATGTTTTCACCCAGCACCAGCGCTGTCTGCGCCTGCTGGCTGCCGATGCCACCGATAACCAGATTGCCCTGCGCGTTGTCATACGCCAGCGCCTGCTGCAGTCCGAGCATCTTGTTCAGCACGTCCATGACCGTTTCGCCCTGGTCGGCCTGAATTCCCTGAAGCGCACCGGATGCGCCGCCCGCATCCACCACCGTAATGCTGAACGGCTTCGCCAGCTCTGCAGCCACCTGCGCCAGCGAACGACCGGCATATTGTGACGGCGGGGCTGAGCAGTCGATAAGGTCAGCAGTTTTGCTGCGCCCTGATATTCCCACGCTGATGCTACGTGCGTCATACCGGACCGGCGTCGCCTCAACGTAGCCGGTCAGCACTTTATCGGTGCCTATCAGCACTTCGACGAGGTCACCGTTTTTAATGCGGTTGCTGCGGTTTGCCTGGTCGGTGTCGCCCGGCCAGCTGCGGGTAATCTCAACGGTAAAGTCTCGGGCGATGCGCTCAATACCGGCCGCGATCCGGACCGAAGTCCAGCCGCCCCACTCCTGACCGTTCACCCGTAAAATAACTGTGTTGTTCATCGCACCGGCACCCTCAGTGACTGAACCGGCACGAAGCCGGGATGGCGGATGCCGTTACGCGCGGTAATATCACCAGCACGGGAGGCTGAGTCGTACCAGTCGGCGGCCAGCACAAGTGCGGGCGTCACCTGTGAAGGCGTGCGCTCCGTCATGCGCTCGACCTGCTCAAGGCGTGCAGAGATATCGCGATTAACATCTGTTCGCACGGTGACCAGCGCCTGGTAAAGTCCGTCATCTGAAACGCGCTCCATCTCAAGGTCAATGGCCTCATTGAGACTGTCACGCACCTGCGCGAGATCATCCCAAGAAATGACGGTGCTGTTATCAAGAGAGGTGGTTACGCCGGAAGATGCGGAAACGGTAGCTGTCGCTGTGGTATCAGTATCTGAAGCCGCACTGCCTGAATCAGTCCGTATGTTGCTGACGGCAGGATGCGATACCGCGACTGGCTGCTGCGGGTCCTGCTGGCGCGTGACAGTCCGGTTTGCAGGCTGTGGCAGATTGGTGACCGTTGCTGCCGCTTCGCTGATGGCCGTGGTGCGAACAGCCTGCGCAACGTAATTGCGCTGCGTGGTCTGTGCCTGTGCTGTCTTACTGTCGGTTTTCCAGACGCCGCGCGGGGCCAGACCCGAATCAACCGTGACGCCGGTCAGCCCCTTAATCATCGACATCAAGTCAGAAGTGTTGCCCGTCAGCCGCGTTCCGGCGCGCCACATGGTCTGCAACCGGTTAACAAAGCTCATGCCACTCGACGGCGGACTGAGCAGCACCGATAAATCGCCCTGCATCAGACGTGATGCGGCGCTGATACCAGAATCAACATACTGAAAGGCGCTGGTTACGGTACTGAACATGCCTGCCGCCTCATCCAGCACGCCGTCCTGCAGGAAGTCCGGCAGGCCATCCATACCAAAGGCACCGAACGCCGATGAAATGGCATCGTCCAGGAATGAAACTGACGAGGTGAGTTTCTGTCCGGTTGCCAGTCCAGCGGTGGGGAAAGATAATTCACCGGACTCAACGAAGCTGAAGCTGACGCGGCACATACGTCCTTCGCTCTGTGAATGGCTGACGCGAACGGCATCATCTACTACCACGGTCATCTCCCCGTAGTAAGGATGAACAAGCGTGCATGACCCCGGCTTTTCAATGGCTTCAATCAGCCGGTTACGCTGCTCAAAGAAATCATCGCCAATCAGATAAGCCTGAACGCTGAAGCGGCGCGTCGCGCGGCCCAAATCTTCCGCCCACGGTTTGTCGCGATTGGGGTACTCATGCACCTGCACGCGACGCCCAAAGGTTGCCTCATCGCTGTCCACCTTAAACGCGATGCCCCGCAGTGAGGCATCCTGCAGATTATCTTTCCAGCTCATGGCTTTCTCCGGGCGAAAAAAACCCGCCGGAGCGGGTTAATGTTTATTTAAGGTGTATCTGTATCGAATAAGAGTCACCAGTTTTTACGAAAATAGAATCAGCTTTTTGATCATTAGACTCAAACCGCTGAACGCCTTTGAACTTATCCAGCTTATTATCGAAAATTGTAGGACTGTTGCCCGTCAGGTATTCAAAAGCTTTACTGGCCAGCGCCACGTTAATCTCATTCATCGATTTATCTTCATTTGCGAACAAATGAATGCTTATCTTATCAGGACACGGTGGATCATAAACGGTAACGTAAAGCTGAGGTTCATACTCAGCGTTGCTGTTATCGTCGAACGCCTCTTCATCCGTTTGCTCTTTGCGGAATGAATACTGATGCCTTAGCGTGCCGCCATCTTTGAACACCTGCACTTTCTGAGGTTTTTTCCCGATTGCATTAATGAAATCCGTCTCATTAAAAGCGGGGTAGCACTCGCTGGCAGATACCCCACTGACAAAAAATAATGCCATTAAAAGCGGATAAAAACGCATGAAGGCTACTCCTCAATTTGGATTAGAAAACCGATTATAACCCACATCAAGGTCAAACCACGGCAGAGCGCCACCTACTGGTTCAACGCGCATTCCGGGGGGAGAGTTTTCGAAAGAAACTTTAAGCTCTCCCTTTTGTGATGTTGCATCATCACGCATTAATGGACCGCTCATGCTTTGCGAATTTAATGGAACGTTACCACCCTTTAACTGCTGCTCGTTGTTATACCAGCCGCCAGCCTTCCATCTTTTCTTAAGAGACTCCCAGAATGACTCCGTTCCATCTTTCTGCGTGGTCGCGTCAGATATTTCGTTTAACTTTTCAAACATGTAAAGGGCAACGGCGATTGATACAGTCAGGGCGCTGAGCTTACCTATCTTGCTCAATATGGCGAGCAGTCCACCTGCCTTGGCGGTAGCGGTAGTCAGTGATCCTATAACCTGAAGCGTAAACGCCCCGACCATCAATCCACCAATTCCCATAATGATCCCATTCATACCCCCCAGCGCACCTGCCAAGCCATCTATTTTTGTCCAGACTCTCTCAACTACCGGGCCGAACTTATCCCAATTAGAAATAAGCAACCCGATCCCAAGCGCGGCCAGGCGGAGAAATATACCCATCGGGGATAGCTTCAGCCCTCTACCAAGGATGCCAAGCGCAAAGTTTACGCCTAATAATGCGAGCTTAACGCCTACAAATCCCGCGGCAATCCCAAATGCACCGCGAATCACTTTTGGGTTTTTGTCAGCAAACTCAGTAAATCGCTCGGACATATCCCCCAGCCAGCCGACCAGCTTTTTCGCATCTCCTGAAAAAGCGCCGCCGATAGCTGCCAGGCCATTCACAGCCGTGCCGGTCATTGATTCCCATACGTTGGATAGCGTGCTTAGTTGAGCACTTACGCGCTTATTAAGGTCTGCCTGCTTAACCATTTTTTCCTGAATCTGGTCATAGCCGCCTTTCCCTTTATCAATAAGAGCATTCAGCACCTGGAGTGTTTCAGCGTCATCACCGAATATTTGCTTAATGATGGTCGTTTTTTGTTTGGTTGTTAATGACTGCAGCTTGTTCAGTTGCTTGAAAAGATTATCAAGGCCGCCGAACTCACCCTTGCCATCGGTAAAGTCTAACTGAATACCTTTTCGGCTTAGAAGTTTATTAGCCGCCTTCATCTTTTTGCCATCAAAGCCCGCCTGGAATACTTTCCGGAGGGCGTTACCGGAAGCCTCACCTTCCATCCCCATCTGATCCATCATCACCGAAATTGGTGCCAGGGCGCGGGCTGCAGTCAGGCCATCTTTACTGACCATTTTTAGAATGGAGCTGGTCTTAGAAAAGAAAGAGAGCATGTTGGTATCATCGACGCCCAAGTAGAAAGCTTTTTGGATCGTATCGAATAATCCCATCATATCTTCTGAAGCTGTGCCGGTAGCATCCTGCATTTTTGCAGCAAACTCTGCAGCCGCTTCGGGCGTTTTCTTGAGCTGAACTGCCAGATAAGCAGAAGCTTCGCCAACACCACTTAGAATGTTTTGGGCCGGAATACCCTGCCTGACAAGCATCTGCATCATGTTCTGAAAGTCAGCAGTGGTGCCCGGCAGTTTATTGCCGAGGCCTATAGCCAGCTTATTGATCTTTTCGAAGTCCGAACCGACTGCGCCGCTGGCATCCATCATGGCAACCTTTAAGCCAGTGGCAGCGTCTTCCTGTTTGGCAAAAGCAACCAGCGAGCCTGTCAGCCCGGCAGCAAGACCGCCTGCCATAGCCATACCACCCTTACCCGCCTCCTCTGCGTCTTTACGGAACCGGCGCAGGTTCTTTTGCATACGGCCAAGTGCAGGTGAAAGCCTGTCAACGCCAGTGATAAGCGCCTTCAGTTCAAATTCAGCCATTGGCTTTTCGCTCCCGTTCTATCCGGTTCGCCTGGTCGATAAGTAATTGCAGGCTTTTTAAGTCCTCGCTCAGGACTTCCAGAGGATTTATGCGCCAGTAACTGGCGCAGTCGAAGTACAGATTAAGCAGCTCTTTAGCTGTCAGGCCTGAAGGAAAAAACCGGCAACAACCCAGCCAGCTGCATTCAGGTCCGAAGGCGACATATCATCGACAGAACTCGGCGGGATACCGCCCAGCTGGCTGATGTACTTAGCCACTACATGTGCCAGCAGCTTCACTGACTCATCCTGATTCATCTGATAGGGATAGCCCAGCTCACGGACATCCTTGCCCGTTGGCTCACGCAGCTCCAGCACATGAAGGGTTTCGCCATGTGCCATAATAGGTTTTGAAAGTTGCAGTTCACTCACTGATAAAATCCTTCTGAGCCGTGGAATTCGAGGTCTACCGTGCCCTCTTCCGCATTGTGGTTAGCTTCACCGAACTGGAACGCTTCGGACAGCACGTAAACCATGCCGTTAGCCAGTTCGGCAGTGATGGTCATCTGGTCTGAATCCATCAGCTTGGTGACCGGAAACGCCTTCGGAACCTTGAAGGTGCCTTTGACGTAAGGCGCACGGTGCGTTTCTTTGTAATCCACGTCACCGGCCAGGCCGATCACGTCATCACGCACTTTGGTGTTCATCGGCACCTCAATGCCGCCGGTCAGCGACAGCTGCTGGCCGTCCACCTTGACGTATGCTGTACCCGCAATCTTTGCCATTACGCGGTCTCCTCGCTGTATTGCAGACGGAACTGATTAAGCAGCGCGAAGACGCGCAGCTGGTTAACGTAATCCGGCGGGAACAGGACATCCACGCGAGTCGGGTCGCTGACGTTGCGCTCTACCACCAGATGCTGCTTGAAGAGATCGAAATTCTCCACGATCCCCGCCCTCTCCATCGTGCGATAGCTGGCGCACATCTCACCCTTCAGCACTGCAGGCGTCACAATGGCCTGACCCGGACCGAAGCGCGCCCCATCATTCGCCAGCTTATGACGCGGGTACTTGCTGGTAATGATGCTTTTCAACTGACGGATAACGTAAGCGCTGGTATGCAGCGTTTCACTGTCCAGGTAGCTGTTGTCCGCCACGCCATAGGCGTTTTTCTGATAGGTGGTAATATCGCGCTGAATGCGCAGCACGCCGCTCTCAGCGTAGGCCGTGGCAATACCGTGCTTCAGCAGCGACTGTTGCTCAGTCAGGGTAAAACGGCTGCCTGCCGGTGCCGGTAATGCGCCGTTCAGCTCACCGGTCTGAGTCGGTCGGGCCGGGTCATTGCGGATAAATACCGCGTTACGCGCGGTACGCAGCGCGACCAGCTCATCTGCTGCTGTCTGAACAGCAGACTCATAACCGGCAACGGTAATATGCTGGTTGTTCATGGTGTCGCCGAAGGCCACCAGGTCGGAGAGCGTGCCGATTTTTGCGGTGTAGACGTGACCGTAAAGCTGTCGTGCATAGCCCCAGCGCCCGGACGAATCGTTCATTTCCAGCGCCAGCGTCGCCAGCGAGGCGGAATCACTGAACGGCGTGCCGATGAAGTCAAACGGCTCATCGCCCATCGCGGCTACGGTTGCAGCCAGTGACGGTGAACCCGCCCCGCCCGCCATCGCTTCAATCACAGCGTTAACCCCGTCAGGCGTAGTTTCGCTCCCCACGGTGCCGTAGTAGTTCAGCGCCAGAGGAATGCTGTTGCCGGTAAGCCCCTTGTGGCGGGCAGTGAGCGTCACCACACCAGCTGCTGCCGCTGCTGTCACGGGCAGGTCTGCATTAGCGTTAATTGCGGCTGCAAGTGTGGCGGCCACTGCTGCAGGGGCATCGCCGGTTACCAAAGCGGCCTGAACGCGTACCGCGCCAATATAAAGGCTCAGCGAACCTGAAGCCTGTGCGTTGCCGGTTAGCGTCACGGTCCCTTTGGCGGTCTCGCCATCAGGCTCAGTTACCGCGATAACCCACAGCTCACCAAATGGATCGACGGCACGATAGCGCGCCACCATACGGGCTAACTGGCTGCCACGACCTGCAACCTTACCCGCCAGTGCCGCTGACGGCATGATGGTGAGCTTATTTTTAATGATGGGGCTGTCGGCAGAAGCAAAGCCAATCAGCAGCGATGGGCCGCTATCTTGCGTGGTATTCGCTTCGCTGTTGTCCATCTCCGCCCAGAACAACGGCACGCGGAGGTCTGACGGAATATTGGGGAACGAGACTGACATTATTCACCGCCCTTTTTCTTGGCGTCAGCTGCGGGCTTTTCTTCTTCCGCACTGACTTCTTCGACATCACCATCCGCAATGCGGCGGTGCCAGTAGCTGCTTTCTTCGACGTTCCGGCCTTCTGACGGCAGCAGATCGCCCCGGACAGGGTCAGGGACTGACCGCCCGCGCTTGGGTCTGAGTTGCATGATTTACTCGCTGAGGTTGATTTTGGTGTGGTGCTCAATGATGCCGTCAGGCCCGTTACCCGGATCGATGTAGTCAACGTCGATTTCGACCGTTTTCAGCTCATCCAGGGCGTCAAGATCATCCTGCTGCCGCGTGTTCTCTTCGGTGATTTCCCGCGTCAGCATGAATTCAAACTGGTAATAGAGGCGGCCCCGGTCCATGTCCAGAAGCTGCCCGCCGGAATACGCCACCGGTCCAGCGTCGGAGTCAGGTTCCCAGCCCAGCAGCGCCTTCCAGATTTGCTGCCGGACATCATGCACGGCGTCATATCCGGCTGCCTGACCGCGCTCATCGCGCGTATTGTCCAGCACCACTACCACCGCAAATCCTTCGGTAACATTCTGCCAGTAGTCAGTGAGAGACTTCTGCTCTGCAGTGACGTCTTCTGTCGGCACGACATACGCCGCCGGCAGACGCATCTTTCCGGTTTCGGGGATAGCTTTGAATTCAGCCGCCCCGGCTACGTTACCCGCGAACATCGGACATCGCGCCCGTAGTGCGGCGATCACCAGTGATAGCTTCATTTCTTTTTCCTTTCAGGGCGCAGGGAGGTACGCAGCGCACGTGTCAGCACATAGCGCGTCCATGTTTTGCGCGCCTCCAGCACCTCGGTCATATAGTTTTTACGCGGGGCAACGCGCCAGCCATTACCGCCGGACTTGCCTTTGTGGTGACTCTTTTTGCGCTTAGCGCCGCGCTTGATGCCGTAGAACAGGAATGCAGGATAGAAATCCCCCTCAATGAGGCGGTTTCCCTCGCCCCGTTTCTGGTTTGGTGCGATGCGCACCATCAGGCCCGGACGACTTTTTGATGCGCGAGGAACGTAATAGCCGATGGACCGCGCCAGCCTGCCAGTCCTGAACCCCGGATACTCACCCGGAGCGGAACGACCACGACGCATGACCAGACGCCTGGCATCACGCATGTGAACCTGACCAATCTGAATGAAGGCGCGGCGCATTTTTGCCCGGTTAAAAACGAGGTCTTTGGGCTGCTGAAAATCAACGTGCAGAAGCGGCTTAGCCATACATCTCTCCGTCGCTGTCCACAGTCCTCAACTCCTCGCACTCCAGCAGCAGGTAACGACCGGCTGAGTTGAGGTCGCGCAGGCGCTTAACGCGATATACATAACCGCCGTAAACCACCTCAAAATCTGAAGTGATGCCCCGTAGATAACGGATGGTCATGTAGTGGGTTATGGTGTCGTCAGCCTGAACGGATTCATGATAGGTGGTAGCACCTACCTGCCGGACCTTCGCCCAGACGTCCTTTTCATTCTTATAGACCGAGTCAGTGCCACCATCATCTGCTGGCTGGTCGATGCGCTGGCGCAGGTGGATGCGCTTATTCAGTTCACCGGGATCGGGCAGCGTGAATACTGCACTGGTATTTGATGAGCGTCGCTGCATGTTAATACCCCGATACCGGCAGACGCCGTGAATACAGCAGAAACTCAAACGCCTGCGGCGTCTCAGTCATCTCCAGCTCTGACACTGAGCTGCGATGCTCATACCAGTGACTGACCAGCATCAGGAGTGCAAGCCTGATATCCTCGGTGACTACCATGCCGTCCGTATCAAGCGGTGCAATATCTGCCACCGTTTTATAAAGATTGCGATTGAGGTAAGTCACCGCCTTTGCCTCAGCTGCCAGAGCAAAAAGCTCAAGCAGCCGATCTTCTTCCGTGAAGTCGCTCTCCAGTCGGCACTGCTGTTTAATTTCTTCAAGTGTCAGCAGCATGACAGCGCCTTATTTTTTGGCTTTTTCCTTCGCCTCAGTTGCCGCTTTCGCGCTGGCTTCAGCGTCCGCTTTTTCCTGTGCTTCAGCAGCGGCCTTTGATTTGGCCTCTTCTTCAGCTTTCGCAAGCGCTTCGGCTTTTTCCTTCGCCTCAGCTGCCGCTTTCTCCGCTGCGCTGTCATCCACCTCACTGGCATAGCCCAGCTTAATAAGCTCGCGACCGTGCTGTTCTGTGGTCTCAATGGTATAGCCTTCAGAAACAACAGTGCCGCCGAAGTAGTTCGGTTTAATCAGAAGCAGTTTCATATGTAACTCCCGGAAAGGGCGGCCCGGAGGCCGCCGTTGCTTTTACGAAGTTGCAGCAGGTGCGGTGAAGGAACCGTAAACGAACGCTTCAGGACGCTTAACGGCCAACGCCAGACGCTCTTCACAACGGATTGAGATCATGTTTTTCTCAAAGTCGTCGGCGTTTTCAGTGGAGATAACCACGTTGGCATCTTCGCGGTCGAAAATCTGCGCACCGGCATTGAATGCGCCGGTCAGGAATTTACCCTGGAAGGCAGCCGCTTCGGTCGCGACAACCGGCAGCCCCCACAGGGTAGGACCAGTCAGCGCTGCCGGATTCGCCAGAATGTAACGACCCAGCGAATCCTTAGTCAGCTCGATCTTCGCCCAATCAATGAAGTGCAGAACATGGCCAGACGCCGGGAAGCGCGCCAGTTGCGCCTGCAGCATAGCCAGTCGCAGATCATCAATACCGCTTTGATTCGCCACGCTGAAGGCAGCAGCATATGCAGATGCCTGCGGAACGATACCGTTCAGGTGAGTGCCGGTGCCGTCACCGAACAGAATCTCCTGCTCTTCAACGTACTTCAGGCCGTAGCGCAGTTCGGCGTCAATTGTCGATTGCAGCTGCGGCATGTCATCAAGAATCTGCTTAGCGGCTTTGAACAGGTGCGCGATGGTACGGACCGGCGTGATTTTTTCCGCAAAGGTGATGCCGCTGTAAGGTTTAGTGGTGTTCTCAGCGACGGTCGCCGCATTGTTGGTGAAGCCAGTCTGCTGAACCCAGTAGATGGTATTGGACTCAGTACGGCCAGGTGCAATCAGGTCGCGGATAAACAGTCGCTGTTTTGGCTGCTGATCGATACCTGGCAGGCGGTCAGGTGCAACGATCTGGCCCGGCACGTTGACCGACAGCAACGCAGCCTTAACCGGAATGCTCAGGCGCTTATTGCCTTCGATGCTGGCTGAGAAGGCTTTCAGCGCTTCAGAGGAAACAACCTGACCGCCCACCGTTTCGATAACGTTTTTCGCATTCGCCAGCGGCATTTGTGCAACATGCTGCTCCAGATCACCCAGCGATGCCTTCAATGACTTGTTTGCTTCAGTCAGCGCGTTAAACTCAGTGGCTATTTTGTCTACTGCTTCCTTGGTCTGCGCAGAAAGCTGACCAGAGTTCTTCGCTTCCTTAAGCGCGTCTTCAGCCTTCTGACTGAAGGTGCCGGAAACTTCTTCCAGCTTTGCAGATACTTTTTTCAGTAACTCATTTACGTCTGACATCGTGATTCCTTATTTGCCGAACGCGGCCAGCGCGTTTTTAAGTTGAGCAATATTTTCTGGGTTGATTTCGTCGGTAGCGCCCGGCATACCTTCAGGGGTGGCAGCAGCGCCTGGCTTGCCGCCGGTTAATGCTTTAAGAAGTTTTCGACGCTCGGAGCGTGGCGCGTCGGTTTTTGCCAGCATCGCGTCAAGCTTGCGCAGCGCAGCTGCAGGGCTGTCCTCGCCATCAGCAATCTCATCTGCTGCCAATAGGCGATCTGCAAAACCTTTTTCAACCGCATCGCTGCCGCCGATATAGGTTTCGGCATTCATCATCGCGTCGATGGTGACCGCATCCAGACCCGTTCGTGCGCCATAGATATCGTTCATCGCCTTATCAAAAGGCACCATGTCCGCCGCTATCTGCTGCAGGTCATGACGGTTGCCCATCGCGTAGACCCAGCAGTTATGGATCATCAGAAAGGCACCGCGACCAATCTGCACCTCATCACCGGCCATCGCGATAATCGACGCAGCAGAAGCAGCGAGGCCCAGCACCTTGACGGTGACTTTCCCTTCGTACTCACGCAGCAGGTTGTAAATCGCCAGGCCTTCGAACATGTCGCCGCCCGGCGAATTGATATTCACGGTGACATCAGCACCGCCGATTGAGCGGAGCGCGGCAGCAATACGGCTGGCGGTGACGCCGTCGCCGTACCAGTCAGCGCCAATGACGTCGAACACGGAAATGCTGTTGTCATCACTCTTTGCGGCCTTAATGCTGCCGTTCCAGCGATCCATTGCAGAAGACGGCAGATCGCGGTTTTCGCGCGCAAAAGGCCGCCCCTCCGGCGCTGCCGGAAGACTTTTTACTGTCATTGGGGTTGCTCCTAAGCCGCCTGTTTAAGCGGTGATTGTTCGAAAGGAATATCAGGGAAAACGGCGTTGTGAACTTCGCGCAACAGTGTGGCCCTTGCGGCGGTGCTGTTTTTGCGCAGGTCTTCAAGCGGTGTCAGGTTCAGCTGTACGGTGTAGATATCACCACCTTCAATCGGCGGCAGATTCTCCAGGCGGCGCACGTCATTACGGGACATCCAGCCGTTCTGCAGCGCGGTGGTGTAATAAGCAGAGCGTCCGGCGCTGTCAGCACGCAGCAGGCCTTCAACGGAGAACTCAGCAAACAGGTCTTCATCACCGTTCAGCAGGCAGCGTGAAATCTCCTGCTCAATGTTCACCAGCATCGGGCGCAGCGTATTCGTCAGGAACAGCAGGTTCATGCCTTCAACGCTCGACGCCCAGCTACTCTGCTTGTCAACGTGACCAACCATAAAGGGCGGCACGCGGAACCAGCGGCAGATTTCCTCAATGCTGAATGATCGTGACTCCAGCATCTGAGCATCTTCAGGGTTAAGGGTGATGCCCTGATAAGACATATCACCTTCAAGCACCATCACCTTGCCCGCGTTTTTTGATCCAACGAACCGGTTAAGGTTTTCGCGGTTCTTCTGTCGCTGTTCTTTTGTCAGCAGATTCTTTGAAAGAAAGAAGCCTGACGTCTGAATACCGTTTTCAAAAATTTTTGCGGCTGACTCTTCGACCGCCATCGCTGCGCCAAACACGTCACGCCCGGTACGCATCGGCATCATTCCGCATACGCCATCCAGACCAAAGCCCCGGATGTGCATCATGTTTTTAACCGGGATGATGCGCGGCACACCCTTCTCTGTGTAGGTGTACTGCAGTTCGCCGCTGTCCAGTCGCTCCACCTTCATGCACTGAGGAAGAAGCGGAACCAGTGAGACCAGCTTGGTGCCGATCATCTTTTTCTCAACGTAGGCATTACCACGCAGGCATATGCTGGCAACCACCATCAGCATGAAGCGCGACGGCGTCATTTCGCTGTTGGGACGGCGGCACAGTAACTGATAGGCCGGATGATTAAGCGCCAGCTTGCGGGAACCGTCAGCTGATCGCTCATATACCTTCATCGGCAGAGTTGAAACTGACTCACTCAGCAGGCGCACACAGGCCCATACAGAGGCCAGCGCCAGCGCTTTCTCTGCTGTCACGACCTTACCGCTGCTACTTGTGCCGTACCATTCCTGCCAGAACGCAGCATCATTCAGTCCGATTGACTCACCGAGCCAGTTAACAATCGCGCTCTTAATGCGACCCGGCTGTTTTTTTTCCTTCATCAGATACCTACCATAATCGGGTCATCAAAAAAGTCATCAGGATCGCCGCTGTCCGCCAGCACCGCATCCTCTGCTGCACCGATTGCCATCGCGGAAGCCACCACGCCGTCGATACGGCCGGTGCTTTTCTTCTTGGCAAATATGCGGTTGTCCTTCTGGTCAGCCTCAAGCACCGCAGAGGCGGCATTCCAGCGAAGGCAGGGATTAGGGCGTATGACAAGCACCCTGTTGTTTAGGTGCTCTTCAAACAACTCAATTGATCGCGGCATCCAAAGCCCGGACTCCTGCGCCTTATAAAACCCTTGTCCGTGCGGAACAAGGTCAACGCTCACAGACTCGCTTTCGAGTTCTGGCTCCAGATACTTGATACGGTACTGGTCAAACGCGATGCACTTAATGTCGTATCTGGCTGCGAGCTCACCGATGCGCACCGCTACAAAACCGTAGTTGACTGCCTTACCCGGTGGTGCGTGAATGAAGCCATTACGCAGCCAGGCGTCATAGGGAACGTGGTCAGTCTTGGCTCTCTCCAGCAGGGAATCTTTCGGCGTCCAGAACTCAACTAAAAGCTTTTTGGATTTCGGAAAGTAAAGCGCCAGCGCGGTCAGATCGCGGGAGCCTGAGAGGTCCAGCCCGCCATAGCACTCTTCGCCCGCCAAATCTTCCGGGTCAAACTCCTGCTCGCACTTCATCCAAGTGTCGCTGTCAATCCACGGATCGGACGCTTCCACCCACTGGCAGAAGTTCAGGCGTCGGACAATGCTCTCTTTTGATGGCATGCCGCGGGCCTGAGTCACCTGCTCCCGCAGGTATTTATCCGTGAAGGTCTGCCCCAGTGACGGGTTAGCTTTACCCCAGCAGGATTCATCTTTAAACGGGTCGTCGCCCTCATCCAGCGAACAGATGAAGCTGAAAAAGCTGTCATCGACTAAATCACCGGCTGCCACCTTGCGACCGTATTCGTGATATTCGAAACAGACACTGGTTTTATCGTGGCCGCTGTTGGTGATGAGGAACATCAGCGCCTGACGGCGGCCCTTTGTACCGGCGCGCATCATCTCAACAACGGCGTTTGTTTTGTGCTCATGCACTTCGTCAATCAGTGCGCCGTGCGGGCGCGGGCCTGACTGACCATCATCAGAGCTGATCGGCTTAAAGAAAGAGCCTGTCTGCAGGAACGCAAGGTTCCACACGTTAAGCCCGGTGCCAGATTTGGTGATGCGCTGTGCCAGCGCGGGCGACTGATCGACCATCGTTACCGCATCGCGGAACAGGATCATTGCCTGGTCTTTTTTCGTGGCCGCCGCGTAGACTTCGGCGCGGGGTTCCTTGTCTGCCATCAGCAGGTAAAGACCGACGCCGCCCGCAAGCGGCGACTTGCCAGAACCCTTGCCGGACTCGATGTAACTCATGCGAAATCGACGTGTGCCGTCTTCCGCCTTCCAGCCGAACAGGGAGCCAACAATGAAACATTGCCACGGCAGCAGGATGAAAGGCTTACCTTCATGCTCGCCCCCGTTGAGCTTCAGGACCTGAGCAAAGAAGTTAACAACACGCGTAACCGCTTCGACATCCCAGAACAGTCCTCGCTTTGGCCCTTCTTCCAAATCCCGGATGTGGCGGGCGCATGCAGCGCGGATATCTGGCCCGGCAAGAACAGCCCCGCTGGTAACGTCCATTGCATACTGCGTCGCCGGATCAACCGAAGAACTGGTTGAGCGGGTCTTCTTCTTTTTCTCCACCATTCACGTTCACCTTTGACCGGGCAGCCGGTGTCAGGCCGAACTCTACCAGGTAGCTTTTGAAGCGCCGGTCTGCATCAGCCAGCATTGAAACAGCCGGGTTGGCCTTGATAAGAAATCCGCCTTCGGTCTGAACCGTGTATGTCCTTCCCTCTTCGGCAATAGTGATTCGCAGCTGAAGAATGTCGGCATAGATATCGCAGAGCCTTTCCAGCGCAAGAACATCGGCGACGGTCAGCACGCCCATTCCATCAAGCAGAACGGTCAGCTTTCCCCACGCAACCTTTCCCCAATCGGTGAGGTGTGACGGCGGGCTGGGGATTTCTCTAGCGGGTGCAGGCTCTTTGTCGTTAAGTTTTCGCTTGCCCGGATTGCCGGTAACGACCTTAAGGTGGGTCGGTTTTGGTCGTCTTCCGGCCATAAAAACCTCCCAGAAAAAAACTTTTCATTTCGCGGTTGTGCATAAAAAGGGGGGCGGGCGGTCAGGAGGTCGTTAGCCCCTGAACTCTGCACCCGCCCTCCCCGATGGTGATGATAATCGTTCTCATCTGACCACACCCCTCATCACCCTCAATGATAAATGATATTCATTCTCATTTGCGCCAATGTGATGACGGGTCGAGTGGCATGCCGTTCTCATCGCACCCTATGACGTGTCCGCGCTTCTCTTCACGTTGCTTGGTCGAGTCGTGATGCTGCTTGCAGAGAGGCTGCCAGTTGGCCTTGTCCCAGAATAGCTTCTGAGCCTTTGCTATCTCGTCCTGTTTGCCGCCGTTGATGGCCTCTTTCAGCCTGTGTGGCTTGATATGGTCAACGACAGCAGCAGCCACTGCTCTGCCCTGCCGATGGCACATGACGCAGAGAGGGTGCGATTTGAGGAATGAGAGCCTGGCTTTATCCCAGCGGCTGTTATAGATGCGTGGCTCTGACATCAGAATTTCCTGCTGGATAAGTACGATATATTCTCGGCAATGGTGAGACCACCAGCCGATGATTCGTTGTGTTTATGCTGAAAAGTGAACTCAGTGAATACAGTTTTCAGCACAAAATAAAAACCGCCATAAGGGCGGTTATTCACTTATTTTACTGACTAACTCTTTCTGAAGCTTCATCTTGAATATGGCTATGCTCTCTCGAAACCTATTACGAGCCTCTTTAAGAGCTTTTAGGTCTATTTGTACATCGGATAGATCAGGGTCAAAACCATTAGCTATTAGGTTTGCTTTTTGTAAGCAATTTCCGCACTGGCTAAGATCTTCATGCAGTTTAGGGAAATATATAGGTATAAGCACGTGCAAACGATAGAAAGTCTCTGTATCTACACATGCTTTTATCAGAGCATCTCTATCTTTCAAATTAATGTTACCTAGCATATACCGCATATGAGCTGTCAAATGAGCTCTGGTACTGTTTGCCCAACTGGTCGCACAAGAGAAAGCTTCCTCTCCCTTTTCTAACAAAACCTCCCTGCTTTGCTTACTTTTTTCATGCTCAATTTTTAATTTTAAACTTTGATTGTTCTGTCTGTTATTTAGCCATGCACCAAGCAGGGCAAAACCCCCTGCTATCAATGCAGAAAGCAATGCAGCGCCAGCGGCAATCAGGGCGGTCGCATTTTTATCGAACCATTCCAAATGACACCTCCTTTTCTTGAAGAAGTCATTATTATGCATCTTTTACCAGTGTAGCAACGCTTCACAGCGTGGCTAACCGTTATCCCTTGTCGGAGGATTCAATTTTACGAATGGCTGCCCGGTCGATATTGCACTGACCCAGAACACCATAAAGCTCTGCATTTAACGCCACGCTGTCACCGAACGTCATGAGCGCCGGCGGCTGAGGTGCTTCAATCTGGCTGGTCAGGTCCGCGGGCAGCTTTAACCGGGGCTGCTTTACTGTCCGGTACTCCACCAGCGGCGTTTGCTGCGTCCCGCAACCGGTCAGCAGCATCAGGGGGGACAGGAGCAACAGCACACTTATCCGCCGCAAGGTAACGCTTAATTTCATTCTGTAGTTTCCGGTTCTGCTGTGCCGTCACTGCGCGTTGTTCGGTGACCTGTGTCATCACGGCGTTTTGCTGATTAACCGCTTTGACAAGGTCGTTAACACTTGATGCCAGACCATCATTTTTCGAACGCAGATCGTTAATCTGCTCGTCTTTACTGTTCGCCAACTTCTCAAGACGCTGATTGGTTGCTTCAAGCTGTGAGCTTCTGGCATTCAGCATCCAGAGAGCCAGGCAGATAAGACCAATGACGATGACTGGCGAAAAAGTTTTGATGAGGTTTAGCGGGTTCATGTCAGAAATACCTCTCTTTCAGCTGCGCGGCGTTTAACGAGTCCGGGCAACTTCTTACCACCAGCATTGACCCACTTGCCGAACTCATCAGCTGCGCCGGCATAATCACCAGCGTTGAGCTTCCTGATAAGTGTCGATTTAACGAAGTTGCCTGATCCGAGGTTAAACACAAATGACACCAGCGCATCGAATTGCCCCTGGGTGAGTTTTGCCTTCACGTTGGTGTTAACGGTCAGCTCTGCAACCTGCAAATCTTCACGAAGGAAAGCATCAGCTTGTTCGCCGGTAATAATGTCCCCTGCTTTAACTGCGTGGGTGTGACCGTAACCGATAGTCAGAATGCCAACACTGTCTCTGTAAGCTTTAAGCTCCAGGCCTTCAAAGCGTTTGACGAGGTTAATGCCGTTATTGCTGACCTTCATTGGTTTCCCCTGCCTTTCTGTCTATCAGCCTGCGAAGCCTTTCGCTGATGTAGTCATTGCCTACATACCCGATGTAAACCGCGAATACCTGCGCAGCAGCGTCGGGGATGTTCCAGTTAAATAAAGCGCCCATCACCTGCAGCGTCGGGCCAGCAAAGAACGCCAGCGCGCTGCAGGAGACAGCGTCGAGAACCCGCTTACTCCACGGGCTTTTTGCATAGGCACTGCGTAATAGTGAAAACATGCCTGCTACCCCGGCATATCCCCATTCTGTTTTGTGGGCATACAGCCACAGCAGCACTGTGGCCCAAAAGCCCGGGTCTTTTTCTGGAGGCATGCTCTGATTCCCGCCACCGGGATGATGGCGGCTGACTGTCGTTAAAGAAGTTGCGCAGCACCACGGCGTCAAAAGTGTGTGTGGAGACTGATTGGTGTGCGCAAAAACGAAAAAAGGCCGCTCTATGGCGACCTCTTTGTGTTGGGACCCTGACGCAAATGCGGTAACAGCCTTGCCCGTCGGCAACAGGGGTAATATTTTTTATCCCCGATAAGGGATAGGTAAAACGCTATCCTCATGTGGGGATAACTTCTAATAAAAACGCCTCGCGGTTGGTAAGACCCGAGGCGCTTTGGCATCCACATTTGGAACTGACTTTAAGCTGATAAGAAGTACTGCTTAGTAATCGACCTTATCAGATTACTAAGGAAAATGCGGACCGCGTTAGAGGTTTTTTAATATTTTTTTTCGGACTCAATTCGTCGTCCATATCAAGCCGCACATCGAGCATCGCCAGGCATCCCTCAATAAACCCTTCGGCCATCTGTATTTCGATACGCACCACTTTTTCATCACGTTTCGCCTGCCGGGCAAGGTTGCGTTTAGAGATATTGAAATAGTAATGAAGCACAATGATCGCATGCTCGTCCGGGCGCTTAGCTTTGAGGCGGGCAAGACACCCTTCGATAATTAGCCCATCGGCATCGCTGCACGTCAGCGTTAATTTAGAATCCTGCGGCAACAGACCTTTAAACCCCGCAGCTATCGAAGAGTAATCGACACCGCTACTGTCTGACTTCGCCCATCCCGCCCAACGCTCTAATACCTGTGACATGTCACGCATAGTTATTCCTCTCCACACACTTTATTTTTTGTCTGTCCCAATCACTCCGACTGCAATCGCGTGATCGAGGAACCTGAACAGCAGCTCTATCTGACTGCCGTATTTCGCTTCAAACGCTCTCATATCCCGGTGCAGTTCATCGTGATGCGCTCTGCATAGCGGTATCACAAATAAATCATGCGCCTTCGTTGCCATTCCTCCCTGCCCGTGTCCGATGATGTGATGAGGATCGTCAGCATGCACGCCGCAGCATGCGCACTTCTGCGACTTTACCCAACGTGTGTATTTCTGACTCTCCCAGCGTTTACGCTTGGGCCGCTTCATAAACGACTCAGGCGACTCCGGATCGGCGCGCAGGTCGATTATCGTTTTTACCACCTGCGCGGCATCCTGAATTATTTCCTGCGCCGGCCGCGCTGGCACAATCCGGGTTTCCCTAAGTTCTCCGGTTTGGATAGTCTCTTTCGGCATGCGCAGAACGCGGCGTGCCGGCGCTTCCGGTATCAGGTCAATGACATCATTCAGGGTTGCCCACCAGCACAGTTCCGGAAGTGACAGCTGGTGATCTCCAGGCAACGCCATCTGGCTGCATGCGGCCCTGATAATCCAGAGTGCGGTGTTGCCCTGCGCAATGTTTTCCAGGCGACCGGGCGCGCCGTTCTGCCTGAACTCATTATCGTGGCTGTAGCATAGAGACACCAGGCCGTTTTCAGTTTCTGACACAGTAAATTCGTGGTGATGCCATGCCCCGGGCTGCTCCCACTGGCAGCAGCTGAACGACTGCACGAAAGACGCCAGCGCATTAGGCCCACCAGCGGCCTTTATCACGCGGTCGTGACTGAAAAAGGGAAGCAGTGAGGGTTCGTCCAGTAACGGCTGCGTCCAGTCATTCAGCCGCCCTGATGGCATGTCTGCCATATCCATCGTTGGTGTGCTGATCACCACCCGACCCTGAAACAGCTTTAACAGGTCTGGTCCTGGCTTCAGCAATACAATCCCGGTGCGCGGTGCTACCTCAGGTGTAAGTAAAGCTCTCACTCAGCACCACCAGCAGCTTTATGCGCTGTCCACAGGCCACCTATCCACTGAACACCCTTCGCGGTGAAGCGGGACTGGCTGAACGCATAGTTAGAATCGGAAGTGGTGCCGGTTCTCACTTCAAATCGACCGGCCTCAATATGTTGGCTGTAGGGTGTCAGGACGCCATTGAGGCGGTACATAACCCGACTCTCAATCAGGAACAGGCGAAGCTCAGGCTCTTTAGCCTCAAGAAGTTTTGCCACCTGGCGGAATGTCATTGAACCGGTGGCCGTGACGTAACGATCCACGAAAGCAACCTTTGGTGCGGCTTCAGTAAGCTGCAGCTGCAGGCGCTCCTTCTCCTCTTCCATTTCGGCTGCCAGGCGGAGTGCCTCAGCAAAGGTCTGCGGGATTTTAGCTGGCTGGCGATTTTCCAGCTCCTGCCAACGGTCAATAATTTTCTTGCGAAGCAGAATGTTATAGCCAGATATGATTGTTAGCGTTGCCGACTTATCAAGGAGGTAGACTGGATATGGTTGCCCATTCTGTTGATTAATTTCTTCTGAGCACACAACTCCGCCAATGGGGGTCTCTCCAAAACCCGATACACCCTCCAAGGATGCCCAATCCAAAGACTTAACATCAACTCCACGCTCCATTTGCAAAATTGCGCCCATGTATGCACGGATATCACGCATCACATGCGCGTGCTGCTTTCCGGTAAGGTCAGCAATTTCACGGCTGGTCATGACTGGGGATTGAATAGCACTAACTACAGGCGCAATAGCGCCCGCTGATTGATTCAGCATTTTGATCTCTCCACACACTTTACACACACCATTTTTAACTGGCCCCGCCCCGACACCTGCAAGTGAACGGGACCAACCTTGATACTGACGACTGCAATTCGCCAGTACACCACCACTATAGCCATTTTTACTGGTCATGTAACCAGGTGCGGACCTCCTGCCGCCACTGCTATAAATGGCTTGATAGTTACCTCTGCTTTGCCCTTTTTGGTCTGTTCGCCCCAATCTACAGTGAATCGCTTAATCTGCTTGTCATCACCCCACACACCGGCGTGCGTCAGGCTGTCGAACAGGGCTTTGAGGTAGTTATCAAGGTCCCGCTGACGCTTGTCTGGCGGGAACAGCAGCACGCTTACCTCCACGTTCACTGTAATCGGCTTGGGTCGGCACTTCAGCTGCTCAACTACCGCCGCGAATGCATTGGAGCGGAAACAGCGCCCGGAGGCGCTGATCAATACTCCCTTTCTGGTGTTACGCCAGTACGTGTTCACGCTTGGCGGAAATGGGAGAGTTAGCTGCATTCAGACTCCTGCTCACAGCTCTGATTGGTGCTCAGTTGTGACAAGATGCCCTCGGCGCATTTTTCTGCCATTTTGATGGCCAGGTCGAATCCAGCATTAATGTGGATTTCAGTCAT